AATGATGGTGATCGATTGGTTCAGTTCGATCCGACACTGTCCGGTTCGCTGGTGGCGGTCGCTCAGATCGCCAAGAGCGACATTTCGCCGTCAACGGATCAGTGGAACGAAGAGGACTTCGTCTCCATTCAGTTGTGTGACGGTGCAGTCGGAACGATGCCCCTCCTCGGTGGTCGTCACATCCGTCGCCTTACGCGCACGGACTTCCGTGATAGCACTCAGATCCTTGTTGTTCTGCAGCAGAGTGGTTCTATTGCAAATGCAAATACGTCACTCGCCGCGTGCGATACGGCTTCGTATGCCATTACGGATAACTTTAATGCCGCTAACGCTCTCGGCGCCGTCATCGGTGCTACTGAGTGGGGCTTGGAGAACAACCCGAACATTCCCGAGATCGACATCAAGGTCGATTCCGTGGCTGTCACGGCAATCACCAAGAAGCTTAAGGCTAAGTGGACCCCGGAATTGGGACAAGATCTCAATGCCTACCACAACCTTGATGCTGAGGTTGAGCTGACTCAGATCCTGTCTGAGCAGGTTGCTCTTGAAATCGACCGTGAGATCCTTGAGGATCTCGTACGCGGTGCAAAGGCTGGTACTCGCTACTGGTCCCGCGCCCCGGGTCGCTTCCTTGACCGTGCGTCTGGCCGAGAAATCGGTGTGGGTGTTACCCCGGACTTCACCGGTAATGTGAGTGAGTGGTATGAGACTCTCGTTGAGACTATCAACGATGTGTCTGCACAGATCCACCGTAAGACTCTCCGTGGTGCTGCTAACTTCTGCGTGATTTCACCTGAAGTTGCTAACATCCTTGAGTTCACGGCTGGCTTCCGTGCCAATGTGACTGCCGATAGTGACCGTGGCGACGCGGGTGCTATGAAGGTTGGTTCGCTTTCGAAGAAGTTCGACCTTATTGTCGATCCTTACTTCCCACGTAATCTGGTCCTTGTTGGCCGTCGTGGAAGTAGTTTCCTTGAAAGTGGTTATGTGTACGCACCTTATGTGCCGCTGCAGACCACCCCGACGATCTTCGGTGTTGAAGACTTCGTGCCTCGCAAGGGCGTGATGACTCGATATGCCAAGAAGATGGTTCGTCCTGATATGTATGGACTGGTTATCGTTCGCGATCTAGTTTAGCCATACTTGACGTAAGGTCAAAATAGTTAAAGCCCCGTCTCTTTTGAGGCGGGGCTTTCTATTTAGTAGTAGCTTAATAGAGGTTCTTTTTAATGGCCATTCCAAATTTAAACCCTGCTTCCACAGCAAATTCAAATGTTTTAACAGTGACTGGATCCGCATCCAGCGTTGCCGCGACGTTACCATTTGGAATTTATGCAGGTTCAGATGCGTTCTTATCCGGCGCCGCCGATCAGGTATCTTATACCTATAAAAAGCTCGGCGGCGATGTTCTGGATATTGAATTAGCAGAAGGAAATGTGTACGCTGCATATGAAGAAGCCGTTTTAGAGTACTCTTACATCGTTAATATCCATCAGAGCAAGAATTCGCTTTCCTCTCTGATGGGAGCAACTACTGCCTCTTTTGATCAAGACGGACAAATTGTAAGTGGGGATAGTTTGGAAGGGGTTAATGTCTCTCTGCGCTACCCGCGCTTTGATTATGGTTTCGCACGGCGAGTATCGGAAAGAAGCATTACCGAAGTCGGCTTGGGAGGCACTCTCCCGATCTATTCGGGCTCTTTCTCTAGTGTTTCGGGACAGCAAGATTATAATTTGCAATCTATTTTGTCGTCTTCGTCCGCAACCGAGACATCATCGTCTTTTTATGGACAGATTGATGATAAGCGCGTCGTAATCCGAAAAGTCTTTTATAAAAGTCCCCGTGCAATGTGGAGATTTTATGGATATTACGGTGGTTTCTCTGTTGTGGGTAATATGCGCACCTATGGTCAGTATGCAGATGACTCTACATTTGAAATTGTTCCCACATGGCAGAATAAATTGCAGGCCATGGCATATGAAGATGCTATCTGGACGCGAACGTCTCATTATTCTTATGAAATCAAGAATAATCAGCTGAGACTCTTCCCGCGACCCGATACAACAAGCCCTGACAAGTTCTGGGTGGAATTTACCATTGAAAATCAGTTTAATCCGTGGGAAGAGGGCACCGATCAGCCGAATTCTGGAATTGAAGGGGTTAATAATATGAATAGTCTCCCCTTCCAGAACCTTCCTTATGAAAACATTAACTCTATTGGTAAACAGTGGATTCGCCGGTTTGCGCTAGCGTTAACAAAAGAGATCTTAGGACAGGTGCGAGGTAAATTTTCGACAGTTCCTATTCCTGGAGAGTCGGTAACATTAAATGCTTCTGATTTGCTCACTCAAGCAAAGTCCGAACAGGATCTGCTTCGGGATGAACTCAAAACCACCCTTGATGAGTTAACCTATGGCGAGATGGCCGCCAAAGATTCGACCCTGCAAGATTCTACAGGTAAGGTTCTGCAGAATGTCCCAGCCGGCATCTATGTTGGATAAGAGGGGGGGATAATCCATGGCTAGAAGTAAGAAAACAGAAAAGCAAATTCGTAATAAAAAGGCGACGAAGTATGCAGCCGTTGGTAATGAATCGGTAGAACAGAAACTTCAAGAAATTGAATTCGAGGCTTCTACTCTAGAGACAATTGACCGAGCCTTTTATAAATTTATTGACGAAGAGCTTAATTTATTCGCCACATCTAACGATGGATTTAAGAAGGTGCCCGTTTTATGGGTTACAGCCGAAAGAGCCTATCAAATTAAAGCGTGGCAAAACAAAGAAATTCGGGATTTAAGTGAGCAGACTCTTGTATTTCCCCTAATGACAGTGAATCGTGCCAACGTTGTGAAGGATCCCACCCGAAAAGGCACTGTTTGGGCTAATCTGTATCCTACCAAGGGTGCCAAAGGTGGTGTTATTACGGTTGCGCGCAACATAAATCAACAAAAGACTGCTGAATTTCAAAATGCATACGCTGCTCGATCATACGGACCAGATAAAAATGTGGCCGGTAAGATGAAAAACACTAATAAGAGAAATATGTCGGTCCAGCGCGTCGTTTATGATTCAATTTCAATGCCAATTCCGACTTGGGTTATTATAAATTATGAAGTTGCTCTGCGCTCTGAGTATCAGCAGCAAATGAACGAGATGATGACTCCATTTATTACTATACCTGGAAACTCGCGTACCCCGAAACGCATTACGAGTGAGGGTCATTATTATGAACTTTTTATTGATGGTAATTTTAATAATGCATCCAATGCTGCCAACATTGGTATGGATCAGCGCAACTATGAAAATACTATTAATATTGAAGTGTTAGGATATTTAATCGGCGCCGGGGAAAATGAGGATCAGCCTATTATTGTTAAGCGTGAAAATGCTGTGGAATTTAAGCTTTCGAAAGAAAAGGTAATTTTCGGCGATATACCAGAGACATTGAAGGATGGATTTTATAGAGAATAGATTCTATTGAGCGCCTTCAATACTATTTAATAACGATATCCCAGGTTTAGGAGATAAAAACGAATGTCAGTCAAAAATTTTAGATTTGTATCACCCGGAGTTTTCGTCAATGAGATTGACAACTCACAAGTCCCAGCTTCCCCAGCAGGCATCGGGCCGGTCGTAATTGGTCGCGCGGAAAAAGGACCATCACTGCGTCCAGTAACGGTTAATTCCTTTTCCGAGTTTGTTAATGTTTTTGGTGCACCGTCACCAGGTACTATTGGCGGTGATGTGTGGCGTAAAGGACAATGGAGTACTTCCGCCCCCACCTATGGAGCATATGCTGCTCAAGCTTACCTTAAAAATAGTTCTCCTCTGACATATATCCGCCTATTGGGTGCAGATGCCGACAGTGCTTCCGGCGCCGGTGTTGCTGGCTGGGACGCCGGCACCAACGGCAAGGCATGGGGACTTGTTGTTTTTAGCAATGATGCCTATCAGGGTCTCTCTAGTGCGGGAGCTTCGCAGAGTGGTTCTCTTGAGGGCGCCCTCGCAGCTATTTTTTATACAACCGGTGCCAGCACTTACTTACAGATGAGCGGCGCCATCGCTACCCTTAGTGATAACCGAACCGTCGACGTTGGCGATGCGGGCTGGGCCGGCGGTACCAACACCACCGGCTCTAATGTTGTTGTTAAGGATACAGGCAAAGCATACGAGTTCCGAATGATTATTAATAATTCGGATTATAATAGTTCGAATGTCACAACAGTCTTCAACTTTGATCCCAACAGCGCGAAGTATATTCGTAAGGTGTTCAATACAACCCCACAGCGAACCAATACTGATATCGTGAGTGATGAACAAAACTACTTCCTTGGTGAAAGTTTTGATCGCCATATGAAATCGGTTATTACGGCAACTGCTGGCAAAACCTTTGCTGCCGTTATCAATCTTACCAATGCTACTGACGGCGATTCCGACAACTTCCGCGCAGGTGTTCAAAGTTCAGAAACGCCTTACATTATTGGTTGCGACACTGCACAACGCTCTAACGGAAGTTCCAACAATTATGATATTCAGGCAATGCCTGCGCTCTTCCGAGTAATCGGACTCAATGACGCGGGTGATTGGACCAATCGAAACCTGAAAGTTTCAATTCAGGATATCAAAGTTTCTTCAAATGAGAGTGACCCTTATGGTAGCTTCTCTTTGGTTGTACGTCGCTTAAGCGATTCTGATAACGTAGTACAGGTTGTGGAGCAATTCAACGATCTTAATTTGAACCCCGATTCCCTTAACTACATCGCACGCAAGATTGGTGACAAGTATACTACTTGGAACACTACAGAGCGCCGCTATGTGGAGGTGGGCGATTGGGACAATGTTTCCAAGTATATCCGCGTTGATATGAATGAAGACGTCGTCGGTTCTGATGCATCTCTTCTTCCCTTCGGTTTCCGAGGAATCATCAAGTGGGATGATGAAGCAGCCCTGTACGCGTCGACTGCCACTGGCAATTGGGTTGATACAAATACCGTAGGTCCCGAACAGCGGGTATCTCCGGGCAGTCTTGTGACTTCCTTTGGCGTTCTTACCGGATCTATCAGTACTGGTGCTTTGATTGTCAGCAGCTCGGTTGCCGAAGACTCTGCGGCCGGCGACAAACTCTACATGCGCTACACGTGCAAGTTAACGGCTTCCGTCTCTTATCCCGCACCCGAATTGCGACTTAGCGCTTCGGATGGTGATCTAAGCAACACCCAAGATGCTTACTTTGGTATGCAGACCAGTCGAACAACTGGCGGAACTGTCTTTGATGGCTCGACTATTGATATGCTTCGACCACGTGGTGGCGAAGTAGCAAATATGTTCGCCGGCGTCTCCGCAGGCATTCGTGAGCGCTCCATGTACTTTAGTCTTGACGATGTAAAGGCAAATGGTATCTGGGCTTCTGGTTCGCATGCTCTCGGTACTGCTCTTACTAATACGAGTGGCGCCGTATCGGGCGTCTTGGACGCCGGTTACGATCGATTCACTGTACCCATGTATGGTGGCTTCGACGGGCTCGATATTACAGAGCTTGACCCCTTCCGCAATAGTCAGTGGACCGGTACAAGCCCCACGGATGATAACAGCTACACGTTTAACACTATTCGCCGTAGTATCGATTCTCTCGCCGACCCCGAGGTTGTTGAGATGAACCTTGCTACCATCCCCGGACTCAAGCAACCCGGTCTTACTTCACAACTCATTAATGTGTGTGAAGATCGTGCCGACGCTCTGGCGGTTATCGACGTTCAGGGTGGATACAAGGCGCGTGCAGAAGGCACTACGTCAGCCCGTAATAATACGGCTGCCGAGTTGGCTACGGTTATCAATGACCTGCGTACGCGGGCTATCAATAGCTCTTACGCATGTACTTTCTACCCGTGGCTGCGCTGCCGCGACACTATTAACGGTGCTATGGTTTGGTTGCCGCCTTCTGTTGCCGCTTTGGGAACTTTCTCAAGCTCGCAAAAGAAGACTCAGGTTTGGTTTGCTCCCGCAGGCTTTAACCGCGGCGGACTTACCGAGGGTGCCGCTGGTATTCCGGTTACTGATGTATCCCATCAGCTGCGTCGTAAGGATCGTGATGATCTCTATGCTGCAAACATTAACCCGATTGCTAAGTTCCCCGCAGAAGGCATTGTAATCTTCGGTCAGAAGACCCTGCAGGTTACTCCTTCCGCTCTGGACCGTATTAACGTGCGCCGGCTCATGATCTTCGTGAAGAAGCGCATCTCTCAGGTTGCCGCCACTCTCTTGTTCGATCCGAACGTGAAGACTACGTGGAATCGCTTTATCTCTAGCGTCGAGCCTATCTTGGCCGATATCAAGACCAACTTTGGTCTGTCGGATTATAAGCTCATCCTGGATGATACAACGACTACGCCGGATTTGGTTGATAGGAACATCATGTATGCTCGTATCTACCTGAAGCCGACAAGGGCAATTGAATATATTGCGATTGATTTCAATATCACTCGAACTGGAGCATCATTTGATGATTAATATTGGGGGAGGTTTTAATCTCTCACACTATATAACTTAGGACTACAAGGAGAACTTATACAATGCCATTTTGGACCAGCGCTTTATCAGAGCCTAAACGAGCACATCGCTTTATCTTGGAAATCCCAGGACTTGTGAATGCTGAGCAAAAGTTTACGTATGCTACTTACCTTGCAAAGTCGGTCACAAAGCCCGGCTACACTGTGGGACAGTCGCCCCATAAGTTTTTGGGCAACACTTATTACTATCCTGGCTCGGTCGAGTGGAACACAGTAACAGCTACCATTGTAAACGCAGTCAATCCTGACAGCAACCAGCTTCTCCTTAACGCCCTGACGGGAATGGGATATTTGGACCCCAATAAACAAGAAGAGATTTTCAATTCTGGTCATGCCCCGGGTACTGTTAATAAGGCCGACGCGCTGCGGCAGTTGGGTCTTGTCACCATTGAAGAAGTTAATGGTGAGGGCGGTACTGTTGGTACGTGGCGCTTAGAGAATGCCTTTGTGACCAACGCCACTTTCGGTGATTTAAGTTATGACAATGATACGGAATTACTTAATGTTACGGTCGAAATGCGGTATGATTGGGCTAGGTACCAATCTGGTCCCGCGGTTGATGCAGCTGCTGGCTAAGTTCCGGAGCCCACCTCAAAGAAAGTAGGTAATTAATGGCTAGAAAAAGAAACTCAGAGCGGTTTGCAGCGCCAACCCCTGAAGATACGTCTGCGACTCCCGCAGCAGTAACAACAAATGATATTTTTTCGTTTGTAACCCCCACCGAATTCGTGGATCTCCCCAGCAAGGGGCGTTTCTATACAGGCGACAGCCCCCTCGCGGGAATCGAGAGTATTGAAATTCGACACATGACGGCAAAAGAGGAAGATATCCTCACCAGCGAAGCGCTCCTTCGTAAGGGACTAGCTCTCGATAGGATGTTACAATCTCTATTGACTGATAAAACGGTTGACCTTGATGATTTTTTGATCGGTGATAA